CGCCCCCCAGCCATGCGATGCCGTTGCCGAACCGGACCAGCCCCCATGGCGCAAAGCACCCCCAGTGGATGGATTGCGGCGCGTTCCGCTGGAAGGGAAACAGCGCGGCTCCGGTGTCGAGCCAGACTTCCCCCGAACACTCATCGCCCAGCAACCACAACTGCTCGTGATCCGCCTTGATGGCGTCGATGTTGTCGGGATAACCCTCTTTCTGGGCCGTGTCGGCCGCGTCCCAGGTCGTTCCGTCGTTTGGCGCCGAGATATAGAAGGACTTGGTATACTGCTGGGCCACGATGAAGTACGTGTCCAGATAGGTCCCCTGGAAGGCCGCAATTGGCACGTTGGCGCCGTATTGCACGGCCCGCAGTCCCGAGGGCGCCCCGCTCGCGTACAGCTTTGTCGGGCTGCTGACGCTGGTGACGGAATAGGAGACTCCATTGATGACGATGGAGCCGCCAGCCAGGTTTGTCGGAAAAGGATTGCCGCCGGCGATGAGCAGGACTTCTCCACCGCCAAAGGTGTTCACCGTTCCGGTAAGCCCGTAAGCCGACCAGTTCACCCCGGACTGTACGCCGGCGCTGGTTGTGAGCACCAGGTTGTTTTCGTCCGTAATGGAAGCGATGGCGTAAATCACCCCATTGATGAGGATGGGGTTGCCGGGGTTGAGATCGAAGAAGGCCGAACCGGAATCGAGGCTGACTGCCGTGCCGTTGGTGTCGACCGTCCCTGCGCCGGCCGAGAAATAGACCTGGACGGGCCCGGCGCCCGAGTCGCAGTAGACCAGGCCCGCCGAAACTATAAGGACCTGGTTGCCATTGGCCAGAATCGAAACCGGCTGGCCGTCGGTCCCCACGGAGCCCCGGTTGGTGTATGTCCCGTCCGCGAAGACCTCACAGAAATAGGCGCCGGCGACGCAGAACAGCCGGTTCTCGCCGGCCCAGGTGCCGCGGATCGGCGTCCCGACGCTCGAAAGATCGGCGAAAAGAGTCAGCCCGGGTGTGCGCTTCATGTACACCGGAGATCGGCCGCCCTTGGTTTCGTCGGCTTCCAGGCACCAGTTCATGAGCTGCTGGCAGTCGGCCGCGACCGAGGCCAGGGTATAAGCGGGACCGATGAAGGGGTAACGGGGCATGGGCTATCGCTTGCGCGCCTTGAGTAGCGCCGTAGTGAGCCGGTCCACCAGCAATTCTTCGGCGGCGTCCATTTGCGCGATGCTGGCCAGCTTGAAGGGCCGCACCCGAAGATGGACCATTTCGTGGATCACACTGTCCTCGATGTCCCGCAGAATGGCGCGGCTGGTTTTCGGCGCTTCGCCGTCGCGCTTCGCCATGGCGGCATAGTCCCGCGGGTCGAGAACATAGATTCGCAGCATCTGAAGCTGGACCACGGTTTCGCTGAATGCCGCGTCCCCTTCCGGCAGGTCGGCCAGGCGTACCGTCTTGGCTTTGATATCCCAGTCGTCGAGCTGTAGGACGTGGCGCCAGCGCGCTACCCAGTTGTCAAGCTTTCCCTGACTGATGACCGGCGTTCCGGCGAAACAGGAAGCCGCCGCCAGCAGAAGCGCCGCCACGCGCCTCACTGGGCGTGCCTCCGTTGAACCTGCTGATGGGGATGCTCCACCTCGTAGACCTTGGTGAGCACGAATTTTTGCTCCAGCTCCTTGTTGAATCGGTCGAGCCACTGGAAGAACGCGGATTTGATCCGGTACATCACCACCAGGGTTGCCAGGGTGAACAGAAATTCCCCGGCGGTGAAAACGCAGATCAGGATTTCGGAGATGTGGGCTGAGGTGTCGAGGGGCGGCATGGCAGTGTCCTGAAGGGGCGCGGGTACGAGGCCCCCGCGCCGCGGGCCGGGAGAAAGCCTACAGGCGAGTCTGAATGTCGTTCAACTGGTTGATCGCCTCGTTCATTTCCCAGTGCGCTTTTTCGAGCGTCGGCTGCAGCGGCGCCTGAAGGTCTGGGTCAGGAGGCGAACTGGGCTTTGTCTCGTCCTGAAAGATGCGGTATCGCAGGTTTTCCAGGCGGCCATTGATTTCGGCGAGTCCCACCGCAAGGCGTGCGGCGAATTCGGTTGGGCTTTGGGCTGGAGGCAGCGGGCTTGATCCGCCTCGTTGAAGTGTGCTGGTTTGGTTGGATTGTTGGGTTATCATGCCAAACGTTAATGAATGAAAGTGAATATCCGCTTACTGCTGCTGCGCGGGCGCCGGCGGGATTCCCATGCTGGCGGCAATAGCGCGGGCCTGCGCTTCCTGCGCCAGGCCGGGAGAAGGCGGCAGGGACGCGAGCCCCTTCATGGCGGCTTCGGCTTTGGCGGCCACGCCGGCCAGCGCGATCGGATCGACCTGGCGGCCGAACATGGCGGCCATGTCGATGGCGAGGGCGAATTCCAGGGCGCGCTGGTATCCGGGCGGCATGGCGAACGCGGCCGACGTGGCGTTGAATTGCGGCATCGGCTCCCAGGTGTACAACTCCAGTTCCGGGGTGCCGCTGGGAAGCGGCTGGACGTAGATGGTGGTCAGGGGATAGTCGTTGTCGGAATACAAAACCTTGGGCGCGATCGACGTGTCCGTCTTGTTGGGAATGGCGTTGTACTCGTCCTTGGAGATCAGGCGCATAGGCGTCGAGAAGTTTGACGCGATGACGTTGGCGGCGACGATGGCGATGGGCCGCGTAGAGGTCAGGGTTCCGGAAGGTCCCAGGGTGTACGATCCGGTCCCGCTGGTCAAGGCGTACTGGTTGCGGTTGATGGCGAAGATGTTGAGCTTCATCGCGTCCCAGGAGTCGAGAAGGGCGTTCAGCTTGTTCAGCGCATCGGTGTACTCTTCCGGCTGAAGCGATTCCCCTGAGGCGAGGACACCCAAATCCTTGGCGGCGAGGTCGATGAGGTTCTGGACGGTGAAGGACATGGGGCACCTCCGTCAGCCGGGCTTACTCGGCGTCGGACTTCTTCTGCTTCTTTTCGAGCTTCCGGTTGGCGGCCGCCAGTTGCTCCTGAAGGTCGGCCAGCACTTCGCTCAGGCTTTCCAATTGCTTTGCCTGTTCGTCGATTTTCTTTTGAGCCTTGTGGCGCAGGTCCACCAGGCGCGCTTCCAGGCGCTCGCAATCGGGGCACGCCGGTTCCGCGGGCTTCTTCGGGGGCTTCGGGGTGATGGGCCTGTCGCCCCAGCCCGGCTGGCTGAGCAGATGGTCCTGCTGTTCCTGGGTGAAGACTTTTTGGATGCGGCCGGATTCGTGGTACAGCATTGCGGGAAACATAGAAATGGTGATTTCTCCTTGTTCTGGAAGGGGCGGTAAGATGTTCAGTACGGAAACTGGGCTGATCGCTACTTCGCTTTCTCAGCCCTAATGTCCGCATCGTGCTTCTGTTGCAACCGCTTTCCCTTGGCGGTTTCTTTCGGCCCTCTCATATAACCCTGGGCGTTCATGATCCGGTAGGGAATATCGGAGTTCGCGCCGTACCGCTTTTTCAGAATCTTTTCGAGGAAGGCTGGCATTTCGCATTCACTCCGTCGCGTTCCCGCCGCTTGCGGGCGCGTTCTTTCAACTCGTCGGCGAGGATTGAGCGGGCCTCGCGCTCACTCCATTCCTTTGCGCCTTCTAAGGTGGGCGTACATACGCTCCTTCTTGTTCTCCGTGTTCACGATGAAGCAAAAGGTTCTGCTCGTCGGGCCGTCGATTGTGGCCACGATGCGCCCGGTGTCGTCTACCAGAAACCACATCGTGTAGTCGAATCCGTCCTCGGTTTTCCGCGAATTCTCGAACCAAGTGAACATGGGGCGCTACTGCGCGATCCGGTAGAAGCTGACGGCCACGGTGTCCCCCGTGTGGCTGCCGTCGATCCAGAACCGCGCCATGTCCATCGTTCCCTGGCTCTGCGACGTGTCCGAGTACGAGCCACCGGGTGCGGTGCTCGATGCCGGCGCCAGCGTAGCTGTGAGGTCCGTCGAGTTGGTGTGGGCCGGCACGCGCGGGAAGTTGATGTCGGCCATGATGTAGCCGACGCCAGTGCCTCCGGGCAGCATTTGGACAAAGACGCGCTGCGCCCAGACGGGCGTTTGCTGAGATGCCCCGGTCCCGTTCCCGACGCAAATTGGCGTACCCGCGGCGATGGTGAAGGTCTGGTTGATGCGCGGCCCCGTCTGTCCGACCAGGGCGACGGCGAGAGAGAGAAGCAGGGCAATGAGAGTGAGGCGTTTGAAGGTCATGGGACGTCCTTGGCTTAGTTATGCCCCGCCGAACAAATGCCTGGCAACGGAACAGAAGAGACTGGTGAAAAAAAGAGTGGCGAAGAAGATGGCGCGTTTCATGAGAGTCTCCAACGGATTGCCGTCAGGGAAAGAGGGGGTGAGGGAAAAGCGCGGGCCGCTCCGGGAAAAGGAACGGCCCGCCGTTCGGGGGCAGAGGAGGTTAGTTGTTGGGGGCTGGCACGTAGTAATGGACCAGCAGCCCGCAAACCTGATAGACGGTGGCGGCGGCCGAGTTGGTGAACACCTGATCGAAGGTCACCACCTGGTTGTCGGTGTTGACTGGAATGGGCGTCCCGAAAGCGACCTTTTCGTTGTAGCACTGACCGGTCGTGGTCGTGCTTTTTTGGAGCGTGGACGGAGTGACCGTGTACGTGCCCCCCGCGGCCGCGACGGTGCCGGCGGCGGCGTCGCCGGAAGCGGTAGAGGCCGGATAGGTCACGGTTTTGACGGTGGCCGCGGCAATCGAGGAAATGGCCGTGGTCTGCGCTCCGTACAAGAACTCCACGTCCGTGAGGACCGCTCCCTTGCCGGCGGTGATGCGGCTGGGAAGCGTCAGGTCGCACGTGAGTTCCGTGGTTCCCCCGGTGCCGCTGGTGGTGAACTGGTGGACCACGTTGTTGGTGGCGGCGGGGACCATTCCGTTATCGGTGGTGGTGGTGGTGGTGGCAAGCGAGCCGCAGCCGACGGGCGAAATGAAGACATAACCTTCCGTTCCCCATTGGTTGGTGAGCGAGTTGCACGTATAGATGGCCCCGGTATTGATCGCAATCCAGGGCAGAGCGCCGTTATTGAGCTGGGTGGGATTGCAGTACCCCGAGGGTTGGCCGTTTGCCGTTGGAAACTGGCTGGGCGTCCCGATCCAGACCACGGCTCCGGAAGCATGCGATTGCACGACCGTGCCCATATTGAACACGTCGCGCTGCACAAAAGTCTGGCCGGAGGCGGTGTTGACCGAGACTACGCACATCAGTTCGCGATCAACGTACAGATCGGTCTGGCATTGGCCCAGGGGTCCGAGACCGCTGATGCCCGTGGTGGCCGCCAGGATGACGTAGGTGTCGGTCTGGCCCACCTGGGCGGAAAGGGTGGTTGAGGCCAGGGTTGCCTGGCCGAAAGCGAGCGCGGAGAGCGCGAGGGCGAGAAAGACGAGGCTGGCGATTCTTTTGGTCATGGTGTCAAAAATCTCCTGTTTTGGATGGGCGACCGAAAAATGGTGTCAAAATTCAGCCGCCCGTCTGGTTTATTGTCTCGCCGTTCTTAGCCCGGAATGCGGCAGGCCAGTTCCGGCCGGAGCGCGGCGGTCCCGAACAGGAAGTCGACGCGGCAGGGGAAGCGGTCGGAATTGATGTCGTACTGGCGGACCAGCCGGATGGCCAGTCCCAGTTCGTCATCGGAAGCGCGGGCGGCCATATCGACGCCCTGCGGCAGCGGCAGGTCGGCGCAAGCAAGGCACAGGGCATCCGGGTGGAATCCCATGGCCTGGGGGCTCTGGGCGTTGGCGATGGTCGAGAACGACCCGTAGGCAACACCGTACACGGTGATGGCGGCATTGAGGGCGGGGGAGGCATCGACTGTCTGGTAGGCGCCCGAAGTGATGATGGGCGGGTTGAAATAAATGGTCGCGGTGCCGGTGTTCGAGCTGTTGACCGGGGCGGAAACCACGAAGTCCTGCAGATCGCCGGTGGACTGCCGGTTCTGCGGATTCACGAGGTGGCAGCCGGCCATCTGGATGATGTCGCCGACGTTCAGGATGTTGTTGATGCTGTTGTCCCAGCCGGACGTGGTGACCGAATTTCCGGTTTGGCCCGCGGCGGAAACCACGGGGTTCGAGGCGATGGCGCCGGCGGTTCCCAGGGCGCCTACGGTTTGCGTAAAGACGTTCTGGGACATGGACCACTCGTAGCCGGCCGCGGTCCCCATCATTCCCTTTTCGTACTGCTCCTTGATCTGGTTGGAGCTTTGGAAAAGGGACTTCAAGGTGTAGGTAATCAGCGATTCGATCTTCGGGGTGACGACCACGTGGCGCTGGCCGTCGGAGGGGGTGGCGTTGTTGTTGAGCTTGGTCTGCGAATTCAGGAAATAGTTGATGTCGTTGGGCGTGACGCCGGGGGTCGTTCCCGACGCCTGGTTCCACACCAACTGGTACAACTGCGCCACGGCCAGGTCGGCTTTGTTGGCGATGTTGGCCACGGCCGGCTGGATCAGGCGCTTCGAGAATTCGTCGATGGCGAGCAGCAGGTCGGCGGAGCTGAAGGTGATGCCGACGACGGGTTGCCGGTTGAGGGCGAGCGGTACGGAGGTCTCGGTGATGTCTTCGATTGGCAGAACCGGGCCTTCGCCGCCGATGTAGCGAACGGGTTTGCGGATATTCAACGTGGTCCCGACTTTTGCTCCGGACACGCCGAACGCACCGTCGTAGCTCCTGGTCACGTATTTGGCGAAAACCAGGTTGTTTACCAAGATGCGCAGGGCGTCGTTGGTAATCATGGAGATGTTGAGGAGAGTGTTGGCCATAATGGCTTCCTTGAGATGCCGCTTATGCGGCGGTGAGCGGGGTTAAGCGCGGTTGCCCGCGCGGTCTCAGACCTTGAGCCCTTGGGATTTTTTCCAGGCTATGTATTCCCGATACGGCATCTGCCGGCTGGTGTCGTAGGGGCTGGGCGCGGTGGACGGTGCCGCGCCATGCACCGGGCGAATCGGCGGCGGAGCGCCGGTCACGCGCGGAAGGGCCGGCGCTGGAGCCGCCGCGGCCGCTGGAGCCGAAGCGGGAGCGGGTGCTCCCGACGGTCGCAGGAGGGCTGTCATTCGAGCCACCTCCATGCCCACAATCCGGTTGGCGCGCACGATTTCGACCGGGCTCGCGTCGGGCTTG